CTAGTTGACGACGCATTTCACCTTGAATAGCTGTGCTAACTTCAATTTCCCAAGCTTCACCATTAGTACTAGTAAAGCGGTCACGTCCACCAAAACTAGCTGCTTTTTCTAATACCATTTTACCAAATTTGGTTTCTTGAATTGGCTTGCGTAGAACTTTACTTAGTAAAACAGCTTTTTCTTTGTCACTATAGCTAACATCGCCTTCTTTTGCATCGGTAAAATGCATACGGCTCTTTTGTAGTGCTTCTAGCTCACCACTCTTATTTTGTAGCTGCTCGAGTTCTTTGGCTTTTTCTTTGATAGCACTCTGTAGGTTTTCAATAGCACTCTTATGCTCGTTGGCCTGATCTTCTAAGCGCTTTTCAACATCTGCTAGGAGACGCTCAGCACCAGTATCTACTGTTTGTACTGTAGCTTGTGGCGCAACAGCATTAACAGCAGCTTTAATCTTAGCTTGTAGCATTTCTTCTTCTTGTTGCTTACGTTTAGCATCTTCAGTAGCTTTTGTTTGTGCTTCTAGCACGGCTTTAGCAGTTTGCTCAGCAGCTTTAGCAGCAGCATCTGCTAGTAATTTCTCTAATTCTTTTGGATCCATGTCCCATTCCTCTTTTATAGTGCTTTTTGCTGATTTTTGGGTATCTAGCTTTTTAGCTGATTCCTTTGGAGCAAATTGCTGTTTAAATGACTCAAAATCTTCGGCAGTGTCAAATGCCTTGGCTAAACTAAATAGTGTATTTTGATTGGCAGGAATTGAAACTACACTAATTTCATGTAGTTCTAGGTCCTTGATCAAAAATGATTCATTAGCATGATCATAATCTGCATCACGTACTCTAAAACCTACGCTAAATGCACTTAATATACCCTTTTTAACCAGTTTGTATACATCACCTACTTCACTAGGAATCTGTGCTCGAATCCACAAACCCTGATCAGTAACTTTATGATCGATCATTCTGCCAATTGGCATCTGATGATTGTGATAGGCTAGTATGATTGGATTTTTAAGATAATTTTTTAATCCATCAGTCCATGCAGACATAGGAATTACATCACCTTGACGATCACGGTCTACTGTGCTAGCATATCCTTCAATATAAATGCTATCTTCAGTATCTGTACTAGCTGTAAACTTACTGCTTAAATAGAGTAATTTTTCCAGTTTTGTTTTCATATTACTCCTTTGTATCACTAGGCCTACCACCAAGAGATGGGTTGGCTGCTGAACCTGCTATATTAGCAGGTATTCTAATAGTATCCCCACCGTCTAATTTAGGATACCTTAATTCTATTCTAGCTTCATTTGGTGTTATAATACCACCATTAACTAGTGTGCTATGATATTTTGCTAATTCACCAATATCAGGCTGTAATGCACTAACATTACTAGTTACTGCTTCCACGTCGTATCCAAAATATCTTTCGACAGCGGAAATATAGAGCCTAACAATAGGCAGTACTGTTTCCAGATAAAATAAGCGTAAATTAGGGGCAATGTTAGCATTATTACCTCCTTGTAGTAGTATAGGTGGAACACCTACAGTTGTCATAATACGCTCACCATGTGTTTTTATTGCGCGATCAAAGTCTAGATCACTAAAACTTTGCTCACTTAGGCGCATAGGCTTTAGTCCGCTGTCCAAAATAATTGGACGCTTTCCGCCCGACTTAGTATTATATCTTTGTTGCCAGTATTGTAGTGTTTTTTCTTTGGCAGCTTGTGATAGTGTATTATCGCTAGTAAGTACTAGTCCAAATATAGTACCATTATCAAAAAACTTTTGCTGAAATTCTTGCATGCTGTAAAGTATACCTATATTTTCTATACAGCCTTCTAGTCTACTAGCACCTCTATAAATACTGGCACTATTTACGTCTTTAAAGTAAAAAACTTCGCGTTCTTCAAATAATACATTACCGTTATATCTATATCCACGTATAAAAGTTTTTGCATCACTTAATATTTCTACATTTTCTGCTGGTAGGTGATACATAAATACGCCATCAAAGTGTATAAATGCATTGCCATCTAGTAGTAGGTCTTTAAATAGTTCTCGCCTAAAATCTTGTGCTGTTTGATAGGGATTTGGTCTAAAGTTAAGTAAGTTTGCTAGCGTTTTTTGACGAACACCAACTACTACTCCTTCATTTATTTTATCTTTTATATCATAGTCTAGTGAACTAGCTGCGCTAATAACCATATTAACGCTACGATTTACACTGTCTATGTTACGAAATGCATTTCTAAAGGTAATGATTCTACTTTCGCTACCTATATGTGTGCCTTCGTCACGATGTATTAGTGGTTGAGCTGGATTTAATTTTTCACGAATCCAACTACGAATCTTTTCTAGTGCCATCTATTTCTCCTAAAAATTGTGAGAAATAGCTGGTATAGCTACTGCCACGAAAATTGCTATCGCCACTACTATGTTTCTCACATTGCAGCTCTATCCAACGTTTCTGCTTAGCTACACTACTAGGACTAGGTGATTTGCCGTATATGCTGTGCAGTTGTACATGATGACGATTGCACAATGTATAAACAAGCTCATAAATCTCTGTATAGTGACTGCTAATAAAACTATCGCGAACCGCTAGTATAGCATCATCGGTGCTAATGTCTATGTTATTTTTGCTAGCCCAGGACTCTAACAACCAAGTAATAGAGTGTAGATGATGTAACTCTAGTTCACTGGTAGAACCACAAATATAACATTTAGCTTGTTTTTCATAAGCTGACTTAGCTTTGTCTCTGACCCATTTTACTGGTATTCTTTTATTAGTATTAATTGCCATCTAATTATTTTTACTCTACTATTATAACTTAATTTTTATGATTATATACTAAAAGGTAGTAAATTGTCAATAGCTAAATTTATACTGCCTAGACTACATAGCTATAGAGTGCATAGCGTACGGCATCAGCCATATGACTATATTCATCATGCTTAGGTCGTTCACGAGTTAAACCTTCACGATTATCCCAGCGATACTGATCTAACATTGCTAGTACGTGTTTACAGTCTTTATAAACTAATAGTTTGCCTTGCTGTATTAGTGTTTGCACATAGGCAATACCTGGTAATACATCTTTTTTAGCACGAGTAGTTGCTATGTCATAGTTATAGGCAAGATCACTAGCAAACTGAGCAGCTGCACTATCTATAAAAACAATTTCTGTTTTCCAGCGATCCATCATAGTTTTAAAATGCTCAGCATGTGTACTAGTAGTACGTTCTGCTTCTAAGTAATCTTCTACACAAATAAACTTGTCACTACTATAATCATAGACGATATTAACCCAAGCTGTAGCATCACGATAGCCTGGATCACATCCAGCAATTGCTTCACCACGTAAATTTTCTGGTATAACATCAATAATATATTCTTTGGTAAAATTTTCGTAGATTTGTCCTAGATAGGTAGTAAAACTAGCTAAGTACTCCTGCTCGAACTCACTGCGTGGCATTGATCTGCGAGCCTCTTCCACATCAGACTCAGCCATGCGTAAGTTTTCAGTATAGTCAGC